ATCCTCGGCTTCGGACTCGACAAGCTCCTTGCCCAGCACGATGGGGTTCTTAATCTTACCCAAGTAGGGGCAACCATAACAACCGCCCGGATTATTGCGCTCGAAGGTGGAGCAGTTGTGCGGCCCCATGATGTGCTTCGTCTTCTCCAGCGCCTTGGCTGGGTCGTAGTCTGGGTGTCCGTGCGACATCTTTTGGATTGCCGTATCACGGTCTACGCAGAACTTGGCTACCGACAAGGCATCGAACCAGCGCACTTCGGAAAGGTCAGCACGGTCTTCGTAAGCAGACAGCAACTGCTGGCATCCGTCACCCTTGATGCTGCGCTTCATAATCTTGGAGAACCTAGACACGCTGTTGTCCTGCAACTTCTCGCTGAGATTGCTGCGGGAGCGCTGAGGCACCTCCATGAGCTTCGAACTCTTTAACCCCGAGGAGCTTGCGAAACTCCGCGAAGTCGACTGGGTCGGCGCTGCTGATTATCTCTACTTGCTTAGGTGGGTCGTCCTTAAAGTTAAGGGTACCGGGTATACGCAGGATGCGCGCAACTTCGAAGACGACAGGGTCAACAATCAGCCCGTGTTTTAAGCACAGGTCGCGCAAGCGTGATGCTACGGGTTCCCACTCCTCGCGGGTAACGTCGTGGGTCAACGGCCAGTATACGTGTATACCGCGCCCCGAGTTAACGAGGATGGGCTTGGGTAGCCCGATAGTCTTACAGAACTGGCGAAGTGCCAGCAGTCCGGTGGCTTGGTCTACATATCCGTCCGGACGTCCTGTCTTAGGGTTGGGTAATGCCTTCTTAGGTCCGCAGTCGATGTCGAGCCAAAAGGACCGCAGTGCTTGGACATTGTCCTTGGTGCGCCCCGTGTCTGTTTTGTATTTGGCTACGCCGAAAAATACGTTCCACTTGCCGCGCACTAGGCGCTTAGCAATGGCATCTACCTCTTCCCGTGTCTCTACTAGGTGTTGTTGTCGTTTTAAGTCTGCTCCGGTCCCCTTGATACCTACTATGGCAAACCACCCGTCAGGTGGCTGCACAAGGGTCAAGAGGTCTGTGTCTGTCATGGGCACCAGTCATCGGGGGTACACCCCCTGTATATATGTTGATAGGAACAGCATTAAGCCGTGAGTTCAGCGATGTAGGCTTCGATTAGGGGGACAACACGGCTCCTCGGAACCGTCTGCCCACAGAACCAGTTGTAGACCGTTACGCGGGTAACACCGAACCGACTAGCAATCTTGGCGACAGGAATGTCATGCTGCATGCACAGACGCCCCAAACGTACACCAAGCTTGCTAGAGTCGGCCTCACGGTTAAGCCGGACCAGCCTCAAGCTGTATCCATAGCTCATGATTAGTCATCCCACTCGTCGATAAGTGAAGCGAGGTCTTTATCCTCGGCACGAGTTTCGACAGGTGCGCTCTTTGAAGCGCGCTTCACCGGCTGTGCGGGTTCTTCTTCCTCTTCCGGCTCGTCAAACACAGACTTCTTCGGTGCTTCGATAGCCTTAGTCTCAGCTGGCTTGGCGGTCACACCGTCCACTTCAGCAGCAGTGAGCTTGATATACCGCTGGGTTTCAGGGTCAGCGAAGGCATTGTCGACGAGGTCTGCTTCTTCCTGTGTCAGGTGACGCACAGCCTTGAACTTCAGCGTCAGCGTATCTGCCTCGGTGTCGTACATCACCTTGGTGACGACAGTGTCAGGGGCTTCGCCGTTGGCCTTCAGGAAGTTGCAGTAGCTTTCGAACGGATGCGTGTTGCCTACGCCCTTTACCGAATAGCGACTTAGCAGCAAGGCTCATCTGGTAGAACTTCACCAGTCGGGTCACCCTCAGCCAGCACAGCGATGCGGCGCTTGAAGCGGCAAGCCTTACCACGGCCCTTGTTACCGGAACCATCGACGTTCATCGGGCAGCTGGCACAGCTGGGTGCTTGTTTATTGGGTGCCTTGGCATCAGGAGTGCGGCCATCGGCAGACCAGCAGTCGGGCAGCGTAGCCTTACCCTCGGGGTCATACTCGGCTGCGTAATACTCACGCGATACGTCTTTCAGCATATCGACAACGATGACGTTAATCTCATGCGGTACGGCACGGCCAATCTGCTCACCGCCCACGATACGCTTGAACGTCCCGTTGGTGTTGGTGGCAATGCGGCGTAGGCTGCTACCCGAACTGATTTTGTCGGCGATGCGTGACTCACGCTTCACAGTGGCGAGATTAGTGCTCTCTTCGAAAATGGTAATGTTGCTCATGGTTTCTCTCACTTATTGGTAGGTTTACGCACGGTGATTGCGTACTTACGGTCCGCTTGCAAACCAGCTGGATGCAGGTCGGGGTTTTCCTACAAGGAACTGCTTCATATTCCCATTGTGAATGCGCTGCTCCAGAAGGAAGGGCGCATCGTGCTCCTTGATGAACTTGTACATATGCTCCCAGTCAGTGGTCCAGTAGCGCGACTTTATGCGGCGCGTCACAGTGCCTTCCGGAGTACGGAGGCTATTCTACGTTCTGGTCGTTGCAAATTTTCAGTAGCTTGTCGCTAACCAGCTCAAGCTTTTCCTTGAGCACACCAATTTCCTTGGCGTGTGCAGTTTCTTTCTCTTCTATCGCAGCGCGAATGCGGCGGTAGACAGCCACCAGCTTGTCTGCTGGGATTACCTCATCTTCCATAGTTTGCTCCTTGGTTGGGGTATTGGTTTTATTGTTACAGTTATACAATGTCAAGGGGTATTTAGCAGTCCCCTGTACAGGTCGATGATGCGCTCATGGTTGTTGATGTTGCTGCGCAGCATGGAGTAGAGTCTGCCCTCAACCTCACTACCCTTTATGTGCACGATAGTCATCGCGTTCTTTTGGCCCGGGCGGTTGATACGGGCATTTGCCTGTAGATAAGTTTCTACCGACGGTACCGGCGCATACCTATATGATTGTGTCTGCTGCGGTAAGTGTAAGCCCGTGGCTGGCTGCCTGTGGCTGTATGATGAGCACGTGCAGGTCTTTGTGGGTCTGGAACTTATCTACCAACTCGCTGCGCTTGTTCACCGACACGCTACCGTTGATGACACCGCAGCTTATGCCTTCTTTCTCCAGCTTGGTGCGTAGTAGCTCGATGGTATGCGTGAACGGCACGAAGACCAACACCTTGTTGCTGGCTTCCTCGATTACCTCAAGCACTGTGTTGAGGCGGTTGGACACGTCGAACTCTATGACCTCGCCAGCATCCGAATAGACCGCACCTCCGCTGATTTGCAGGAGCTTGTTGATTTTGACCGCTGCGTTGACCGCGCTGATTTCTTCCCCCGCAGCCTCAACCAGCAACTCGGTCGCCAGCTGCTTATAGTATTTTGCCTGTTGGGGGGTGAGCGGCGCATCGCGGTCCATATACGTTACCTCGGGTAGGTCGAGGCAGTCCTTCTTCTCGAACCGGATGGCCGGTTGCAGGATGTCGTGTACATATTTCGGTGCGTCAGGCTTTGGCATCCACTTGAACTTCGTGACCTGATACATCGTCTCGGCGCGGAAGAAGCTGTAGTATTTCGGTGACTTCTCTGGGTTCACGAGCTTTGCAAGACCGAACGCGTCGAGGGGACTTTGTGCTGCTGGCGTACCAGTAAGCATCCATAACCGGGGGTCATTTGCCTTGACCAGTTCGTTAAGCACCTTCCATCGGTTGGTCTGCGGGTTCTTGTAGGCGTTAGCTTCATCCACCACGATAAGGTCGAAGCCGCCGTTCAGGATGGCGTCCTTGACAACTGCCACCCCGTCGAAGTTGATGACGACAAACTCTGCGCCGCTGTTGATTACCGCAGTGCGCTGCGTAGACGTACCGTGCGCAACGCCGCATGACCGGTGCATGGCGAATTTGAACAGGTCTTGCTGCCACGCTGACTTCATGATGGACAAGGGACACAGTACCAGCACCCGACTGACAAGCCCCGCCTTCATGAGGTAGTCCGCAGCCCAGATGACGCTGGCAGTCTTACCTGTACCCTGCTCGTTGAAGCA